CCATCGAGCATCGGCGCCGGCACAGCGGCGAGCGAGCTATGGCCGGCAGCGATGGCAGCGGCGGCAAAACCGTGCAGATCGATGCCGATGGTCATGATCGCGCCAAGGATCGCCGCGCGCAGCCGGGCGGGCGTGATGCTGGATGGAATCCGCTGGTCGGCGCGAACGGTCACGGGATCGATGTCCGGGAAGAAGCCGTCGTTGGTGACCAGTGTTTCCGCCGGCGGTGGCGCGTCCACGCCGGCAGCGGGCGGAACCGAAATAAAGCTGCTCATCTCGTCTCCGATCATCGGTGGTACAGCTGTCGTCGGCTTACAGGGGTGGGGATCGGGTCAGCTGGCGGCCCTATGGCTTCAAAAAAGCCTCCCGCAGCGCGCGATCCGCCCCTGAGCGCCGGGGGGCGAGCCTGTCATGCGGCGGTATCGCCGCCCTGTTCATTGGCCGAAAAGGCGGCGGCGACGGCCGCCAGCAGCTTGTTCGCCCGTTTGATCTTGTCCTTGACGCCAATGCGATCGTTCAGCCGCTGCGCTTCGGTCAGGCTGGCAATCGCCTGTTCGAGCATCGGCCTGCTGTCTTCGGCCGGCAGGGTTTCGCCGGTGGCCAGCTGCTCGACGCCAATCGCCTTGTGGAGCTTGGCGCGCACCGGATCGTGAATATCATGGCAGACGGTCAGTTCCTCGACTGCGCGCAGCGTCACGAGCGAGAAGCGATCACCGATATTCTGCGCCCGGATCGCCGCATCGGCGATTTCCTCGACCACGATCGTCGCGGCGTCGCGCTGGTAACGCGATGGCATCGCCACCTTGTGGCGCAGAACGAATGCGGCCAGATCGAGCGCTTCGTCATAGTCGCCAATATCGATCAGCCAGACCATGCAGGTGGGCAGCACTTCGGCGGCAAGGCCGGTGCCGACGCCGGCGTCGGCGGCGAGAATGCCATTCACCCAGGACCGATATTCGGGCAGCATTTCACGCTTGGCGGCGATCTTGAGGTCGATCGAGCGGATTTCCTTCAGCCGCCGCAGATCGTGCGTCAGGCGCAGGCCGATCTGGCGCGCGGCAAGATCGGCCGGGCTGGCTTTTGCCGCCCCCGCCGCCCGGAGAGTAACGGCGGCGGGGGCGACAGCCACTCCACCTGCAGGTGCAACTGCTGCGCTGATGGTCTGGGCAGCAAGAATGCGTTCACGATGACGACGAGCAAGGCTCATGTGCGTGTCCTGTCAGGCGGAGGGGTAGCGGGTGCGGGTCAGGCGGCGGCGGGCTTCCTGCCCATCACGACATTCTCAGCGAAGGCGGTGCGTCCGTAATCCTCGACCACATAGTCTTCGTTGACGCTCTCATAATTCTCGATCTGGTCGAGCGCCGGCTCATCCTTGATCTGGCGGCGGCGGGTTCCCTCCTGCCAATAAACCGAAAGATTATCGAGGCTGGTGATCAGCAACCCGTTTTCCGGGAAGAAGGGCACGATCACCGCGCGCTTGCCGGCCAGCTGCTTGGGCAGGGTGAGGATGCGGTGCGCGGCTTCCCGTTCGGTCGCGGTGTCGCCGGCGGCCTGCAGCAGGTTCTGGTACTTGTCCTTGACCAGTTTCCAGCCAACGATGACCACCAGATCGGTGTCGGAGCGGTGCCAGGGATCGAGCAGATCGAGCATGTCGAAGGCAAGCGCGTCGAGGTTCGCATAATCGGCTTCGGCGGTGTCGACATTGGTGGCGTCGCCATCGACGACTTCGACGCCGGAAGCGACATAGATCGCCTTGACCGGATCGACTGCCAGCGCGCCTGTGTCGAGCACGCGCGCAGGCGCGTGAGTGCGGATCTTGTGCAGCCAGCCTTCATTGACGTCCTGCAACAGCGGATTTGCGGCCAGATCGGTCTGCGCGGCAACCGAAGTGCCGTTGAAGCCGATCATGATGCGGTCGCGGCCCTGCTGTTTGAGGATCACGTCGCGCAGCAGCGTCTGGAATTCAGGCTTGTGGCGCCAGGCGTCGAGCTTTGAATAGCGGATCGCATGATCGAAATTGGTCTGGCGGCAGTGATAGCCGCCGTCATCGGTGGTGTCGGTGGGATCGCCCGGCGTCCGGCGATTGCCGCCAGCGGTGTTGGTGCGGCCGGCCAGCGGACGGGTGACGGTGACCCCGACCTTGTCGCCCTGCTGGCTGGGGACGCCGACGATATTGATCTGCTGGAGAAAGTCGCTCGATTCCTGAATCTTCTCTTCCAGCGTCTGTTCGACGACGGGGGCGACGCTGAACTTGACGGTGGCATCGGCCACGCCATTCAGTTCGGCGATCTTGCTGATGTAGGCGTTGAAGCGAAGGCGGGTTTCGTTACGCATGTGCGCAGGCTCCTGGCAGGATGTAGGCTGGGCGGCGGGACAGATGGGCGATCAGCAGTCGGTCGCAATCTCGTTGCTGCCGCCGGCGGCGGGCGCGCGCCTGAAGGTTCCCGGTTGTTCGGTGGCTTCGAGCTGCGCGGTCAGCTTCGCCAGATCGGCCTGGACCGCCGCCACCGCGTCATTGGCGGGCCTGGTCGCCGCCGCGATCTGCTGCGCGACCGAAGCACCAAAGGCAGAGGCGAAGGCTTCTGCATCGAAACCATTGTCGTTCGCAGGCTTGGGATTGGCGGGCGGCGTTGCCGGTTCGTCCTTCCTGTCCTTGCGGAAGAAGGCGAGGATCGATTCACCGATGCTCTTGCCGATCGCATCGCTGTCGAGCGGCGTGGCTTCCAGCACGATCTCCGTTTCCAGCGCGGAGGAAAACAGATTGGGGCGCGCCATCGCCGCGAATTTCAGGCGTTCAGTACCGACCGACGCCGGGAAGTCGGTCGCAGCCAAGCCGACCAGATAGGCTTCGCCCTTGCCAAGGAAGTTTTCATTCACCTCGCAGCTGGTGAAGATCTTCTGGTCGCGGCGGACCATGTCGATCAGCTGATCATTGGCGTCGATCTGGGCGTAGAGGCCAAGCAGGTTCTGTTTCTGGCCGTTGACCGTCAATTCGACCATTTCGGTTTTGAGCGCGGCGACCGAGCCATAGGCGTTGAAAGGACGATCCGGGCTGTAGCCGGCGATATGTTCGCAGTTGATGCGGGCGGTGTAGGTGGCCGGATCATAATTGGCGGCCATCTGCTGCAGCCATTCGGGCTTGATTTCGCGCCCGTCGATGGTCGGGCCTGCGACGGCGATGCGGAAGAATTTGCTCTTGGCCATGATCGGTCCGGTTCCTTGTGCTGACGACGCGGCGAAGCGGTGAGGCGCCAGAAAGGGACGGATAAGCGGCCAGTCTCAAGGCCCTGCATTTGGTCAGGCGCCCGGCCAAATGGATGGCGGTGATTAGCGGCTGAAACGCGCGCCATGGTCAGCCGCGATGATCAATCAGTCACCCGAACCCGGCGCCCCGACCATGCTTTTGCGGTTCGACCCGCGACGCCATGCGCGCAGCCTTTACTGGCGAGGCTGGGGCGTGACGCAGATCGCCGAGGAATTCGCGCTGCACGGCGTCGTCAATGACAAGGGCGCGCCGATCCCGCGCGCGACGATCGAGGCATGGAAGCAGCGCGACCGCTGGGATGATGCGCCGTCGATCCGCAAGATCGAGGACGGGCTGGAGATCCGCCTGCTGACGCTGATCGCCAAGGAGAAGAAAACCCCAGGCGATTATGTCGAGATCGACGCGCTCAACCGATCGATCGAAAGCCTTGCGCGGGTGCGGCGCTATGAAGCGCCGGGCGGCCATGCCGGCGATCTGAACGACAAGGTCGCCAATCGCAACGCCGGGCCGCGCAAAAAGCCGAAGAAGAACCATTTCACCGCCGAGCAGGCGGCCGAGCTGAAGCGCATCTTCCTGGATGGGCTGTACGACTATCAGGAAACATGGTGGGCGAACCTAAGCCGCCGCACCCGCATGATCCTGAAGTCGCGCCAGATCGGCGCGACCTTTTATTTTGCGTTCGAAGCGCTGATCGACGCGATCGAGACCGGCCGCAATCAGATTTTCCTGTCGGCCTCAAAGGCGCAGGCGCATCAGTTCCGGTCCTATATCGTCAGCTTTGCAAAGCTGGTCGGCGTTGCGCTGACCGGCGACCCGATGCTGATCACCTCGGACCTGCGGCCGCCCGAGGAAGCGGCGGCCGAGATGCACTTCCTGGGCACCAATTTTCGCACCGCCCAGGGCCGGCCCGGCAATTTCTATTTCGACGAATTCTTCTGGGTCCATTCGTTCGAGGAGCTGAACAAGGTCGCCTCGGGCATGGCGACCCACAAGAAGTGGCGCAAAACCTATTTTTCAACGCCATCCAGCGTCGCGCACCCGGCCTATCCCTATTGGACCGGCGAGCGGCGCAACCGTCGGCGCAAAAAGGCCGACCGGATCAAGATCGACGTCAGCCATGACGCGCTTGCCGAGGGCAGCGTCGGCCCGGACCGGATCTGGCGCCACATCGTCAACATCCGCGATGCGGAAGCCGGCGGCTGCGACCTGTTCGACATCGAGGAGCTTGAGGACGAATATGCGCCCGACGAATTCGCCAATCTGTTCATGTGCGACTTCGTCGACGACAGTCTGTCGGCGTTCAAATTCAACGATATGATCGCCTGCGGGTGCGACAGCCTGGTCGAGTGGGAAGACTTCGACCCCGAGGCCGCGCGACCCTATGGCAACCGGCCGGTCTGGGCGGGGTATGACCCGCAGGAAAGCGAGAATGGCGACAATGCAGCGCTGGTCATTGCAGCGCCGCCGCTGGTCGAAGGCGGGCCGTTCCGCATCCTTGAGCGCCACCAGCTGCGCGGCCTCGATTTCGAGCAGCAGGCCGAATTCATCAAGGCGATGTTGAGCCGGTACAATTGCACTTATCTGGGCATCGACGCCAAGGGCGTCGGCGCCGGCGTCTATCAGCTGCTTGCCAAACCGGGCGCCATGCCCGGCTGCACCATTGCGAAGATCGAATATTCGCTGGAGCTGAAGGCGCAGATGATCATGAAGGCGCAAAATGTCATCCGGCGCGGCCGCCTGGCCTTCGATGCCGGCATGCTCGACATCGTTTCCGCCTTTGTCTCGATCAAGAAGACGCTGACCACCAGCGGCCGCAATGTGACGTTCAAGGCCGGCCGGGGCGGCGATGACGGCCATGCCGACCTTGCCTGGGCGACGATGCACATCCTCAACAACGAGCCGCTCGACGGCAAGGAAAAGCCCAAGGGCACAATGGAGATTCTATGAGCAAGCGCGCGCGACGCCAGGGAAACCGCAGCGGCCACCGGCAAAGCCCGGCCGCCGCCGATGGCGCTGTGGTGGCGGCCAATGACAATCGCACCGGCCCGGTCGAGGTGTTCAGCTTCGGCGATCCCGAGCCGGTGCTGAACCGTGCCACCGTGCTCGACATGCTGGAATGCTATCACAACCAGCGCTGGTATGAGCCGCCGCTGTCGCTGCACGGTCTCGCGCGCGCCTATCGGGCATCGCCGCATCATTCGAGCGCGATCATCCTCAAGCGCAACATGCTGGCGGCCAGCCTTGAGCCGACGCCATGGCTGTCGCGGCGGGATTTCTCAAAGCTGGTGCAGGACTATCTGGTGATGGGCAACGCCTATGTGCAGGAGATCCGCAACCGCCTGGGCGGGGTGATGCGACTTGAGCCAAGCCTTGCCAAATATACGCGGCGCGGTGTCGAGCCCGGCCATTTCTGGTGGGTGCCCGGCTATCAGGCCGAAAGTGAATTCGAACCAGGCACCGTTCACCAGCTGATGTCGCCCGACATCAATCAGGAAATCTATGGCCTGCCCGAATATCTGTCGGCGTTGCAGAGCGCGTTGCTCAATGAGAACGCCACGCTGTTCCGCCGCCGCTATTATGAAAACGGCAGCCATGCCGGCTATATCCTCTATTCCACCGGCGAATTTGCCGAGGGCGATCTGTCGGCGATGCGCGACGCGCTGAAGCGATCGAAGGGGCCAGGCAATTTTCGCAACATGTTCGTGCATTCGCCGAACGGCAAGGATGGTGGCATCAAGCTGATCCCGATTGCCGAGGTGGGCGCGAAGGACGAATTCCTGGGCATCAAGAACACGACGCGCGACGATGTGCTTGCCGCCCACCGCGTGCCGCCGCAGCTGCTGGGCGTGGTGCCCGCCAACGCTGGCGGCTTCGGGGATGTCACCAAGGCCAAAGACGCATTCTTAGAACTGGAGATCGAGCCGCTGCAATCGGTGTTTCTGGAATTGAATGACATGGTCGGCATCGAGGTGGTGAGCTTCCGCGAACGGCAGGCAGCCGCCGCATAGCCGAAGCCAAGGTGTCATGCAGATGAGGCGGTCTGGTATCCGGGCCGCCTTTATTCAGCCGCTGCCAGCTTTTCGCGCGCCGCCGTCAGCACCGCCGCGCAGGCCAGCGCACCGGTCATGTATGGGCCGTCATCCTGTTCTCCCGCGCGGATCTGGCGCAGGAATTCGCGATTATTGAGGCCGCGCCCCTCAAGCACCCGCGCCACCGCGTCACGGATCATCTGTATCTGGTCCATCATCTTTGCTCCAAAAATGGAACATATGGTGAACACGGTGCGAGTCGGTCAACTGGCTGACCATCTGTTCCGCGTAAGATTATTGCGTGCATGCCATCCCGACCGACACCCCGCCGGGCGGCCTGTCCGCACGGCCGACCCAGACCAACGGGAACCCGCGCCCCCCGGAGGTCGCCCGAAGCCCCGGCCCCTCAAAACGCGCTTTTCCCCCCGCCTCGCCCGCGCACTTTTCATGTCCCTTTTGATGCACCATCAACATTGGCCGAAGGGTGGCCCAGCCCCTTGGCCTGCGACAGATATTTACGCGGCGGGCATTGATGCATTTTGATGCAGCTGCGGTCCCACTCTTATCGTTCATGGCGCTTCTGGGTAGGCGACGGCCCAGCGGTTGCCCACATCGGCAAAAAATGCACCGCAGCGCTCAGGATGATGGGGGAGGGGCCGGAAAAGTGCAACATCCGCACCCCACATCAGAAAAATAGAAATAAACTGCTGATAATAAACGCTTTATTTGGTTGCACTTTACATGCAACTGAATGTCACCTGTTTAGCCGGAAAGTGCAACATCCGCAGAAAGCCGTTAGTTTTTAGATGGCAAATGTTACATTTTTCAAATGTAATATGGTTGCGTCGATGTTGCACCAAATGTTGCACTAAAACTGGCAGAAATCCGCCAATGTTACAGATGTTGCACTTTTCCCGATACCCGCCACACCATGTGGTAAGGACGGCTGTCATTCTGTCAGTTCCGCTCCTGCCGTATGGTTGGACAGGAATTCTTCGGAAAATGCTCTGTATGGTTTATCTCATGGTATGACACTTTTCACATTGAAATGAGATCAAGGAATTACAGCGGCTTAGCCACGAAGGATGATTTCCTCCGTCTCCGCCATCGCGCCTTGATTTTCCTTGATAAAATTCAAGCAGGGCCCTTGGTTCCCATAACCGCTCCCCGATAGCGCGCTCGCTTGAAGCCGGACGCCACGGGACAATTCCGCTCGAAAGGCGCTGGCCGCGTGTCCCTGCCGGGGTAAATGCGATGATGGTCATTCAAAAGGGGATTACATTCAGGCGGCGACGCCGAAGCTGGGAACAGGGGCACACACCCTACGCGACAAATCGCGGCTGGACATGGCGGACATTGGTGGGTTTCGGGACGTGGCAGCTTCTCAGTCAAAAATGACTTGCGACTTGGATTTGATTGAAAGCGCGGAAAGCCGGGCGATGTGGGACAATCGTAATCGACTGGCCACAAGTGTTGCCGATGGCTTGCCCCCGCCATAATGATGGCGACGCTACAGGGGGAATCATATGGATCGGCGCATTCTGGCAACGTCAATATTTGCGGTCGCATTTATCAGCGCACCGGCAATGGCTGCGGAATACGTTTTGGACGTGACCGCCAAACCCGAGCAAACTTCACGATTTGAAGATGGCAGGGAAGCCGTGGATGATGCCACGCCGACAAGTTCCGTCCGCATCTTGGAACCTCGGCAGCAAACTCCCAAGCAAGGCGGCTTCCGAATCTATGTCGTGAACAACAGCGGAAAGCCGTTCAATTTCGGACCTGAAAGCGTCACGGTCAAATTGCAGGACGGTACGCCCGTTGCGATGCTCACCTATCAGGATTTGCTCAAGCAAGAAAAACGCCGGGAGGCGTGGCAGGCACTCGCGGTCAGCTTGGCTGCCGCTGGCCGGAATATGCAAGCGAGCCAAGCAGGCAATAGCTATGGCACGGCGACCTATTCCGGCAACTCTTACGGGACTTTTGGGTCCACGCCATACACGGCTAACAGCTACGGAACCGCAACCTATTCGGGCTACAATGCTGGTGCTGCCTTTGCCGCACAGTCGGTCGCCAATGAACAAAATCAGCGCGACCTACAGGCAATGCAATTGGGCCAAG